TCCAGACAGTGGAAATCCCGCGCGAGGGCACGTGGCTCTCGGCGCTGGGCATGACCCTCGAGAGGAAGATCACGTCACTGGTGCTCACGGAGAAGGAGTACAGCAAGCTGCAAGCCACGGCGCTCCAGGGCTTAAGTTCCGGCCAGAAAACAACGTCTGTGCTCGGGAATTTGCAAGTGGTCGCGTGCAACTTGTGGCAGGGCGGATCGACGGACGAAGTGGCGTGTCGCCATCTCGCTCCAGATCTGATGCTGCGGTACGTGAGTGGAGGAGTGTCAAACGTGAAGTTTTCGCCAAGAGTATGGAGTGTCATCGGGTTGTACCTGGTGTACATGCTCAGGCGCGCGTGGCAACAGTCAAAGGTGCGGATCCCGTTCGAGTTTATGCCCCCGCCGTTGGTGGGCGTCTCTCTCGGAGTGACAGTGTGGACCGGCCTTCAGTTGTTCTTGCACGGCCTGAGCGGCGAGCAGAGGACCACGTTGTACAGACACGAACCGCAGAAGAGTATCGCGCCCACTTCAGAGGAGAAGGGGAGCCCATCCCCGGGCTCGGGCCCGCCCTCAGGCGGACCGACAGCCAGTTCGTCGGCTGGAGACCAGAAAGCAGAAGGAACCCACACGTCGAAGACGGGTTCGTCTGGTTCGACAGATACGAAGACGACGACTGGAAAGGACCCCCTCCCACCCCACAGCGGGCATACTTCGATGAGCACAAGCAGCGTTGGTACTACCGCGTTGCCGACGGGACCTGTTTTGACAGGGTCTACGTCTGAGGCCAGCCAGCCAGCAGCAGGATCCGAGACGACCATTTTGGAGTCTCCGCAGGGTCCACCCGCCACTTTGGCGCCGCCTGGTTTGAGCTTACCTGGGGTAAATCCGATAGCGTTGGAGAAGATTGCAGCGCAGGAAATCGGAATCGCGACGCGACCCGCGGATGCAGAGGTTGCGGCAGTCATGGAAGATCACGGTCGATACGTGAAGGTCGACGTGGGTGATTTGGTCACGTGTGTGGCCATTGGGCAGGACTTTGATAAGAGTAAGCCCAAGACGAAGTTCCAGAAGGTTGGAGTGTTGGTGGCGCCGACCACCGACTTGCCGAATGTGTACAATCAGTCCACTGAGAACGTGAAGGATGCAATCAATGAACGCCTTACGAAGAAGGCCAGGAAATGCACGTTCACTAAGGCTGACAGGAAGAAACTCGGCAAGATGATGTCCAAGGCCATGGGCCCTGGTGGCATCTTCTCGGAGCAGAAGGTGCGGGATTGGTTCTGCAAGCACTGCGACTTTGATGAGATCAAGTCGGGCAAGTGGAGCAGTGAACGGATGTCCCGTGCTTTGGAGAAGTTGCTTGGGCAGGTGAACCCGGAGTTCAAGCTGTCCACCAACATAAAGCTGGAACAGATGCCTGAGGGTAAGGCACCGCGTTTTCTCATTGCTGACGGAGATTACGGGCAAGTTATGGCCCTGTTGGTTGTCAAGTGTCTGGAGGACTTGATGTTCGATGTCATGGAGGAGCATAGCATCAAGCATAGGCCGAAGAACAAGGCAATTGACGACATGGTGCGGCTCTTCAGGCCGCCGGTGAAGGCAATGAAGCTGGGCACGACGTTCGTCGAAGGAGACGGAAGTGCCTGGGACACTACCTGTGGAGTTGATGTCAGGGAGTGCATTGAAAACCCGGTGATTCGTCATATCACCAAGATCCTGTGTGGGATGGCATTGCAGCCGGACACATGGGGCGAGGCGCATGCGAAGGTATGTGCGTCTCAGTTGCTCAAGATCGTCTTCGCCAAGTTTGGAGAGAGATTCTGGGAAGAGATCAACGCAATCCGCCGGTCAGGACACCGCGGAACTTCCTGCCTCAATTGGTTGGTGAACTTTGTCATGTGGGCCTGTTCACTGTTTGAGGAGCCTGAGAAGTTCTGGGACCCCAAAACGAGGTGGGGCAAGGACGCGGCAGGAGTGATGCGTTGGTGGTTCGGAGGATTCGAAGGCGACGACAGTGGGTGCCAGACGGCGCCTAAGCTGGTCGACATACCAGAAGAGCTTCTGAAGGCTGCGAAGGAGCCGGAAGCAGATGTGATCAAGGCTTTGGCGTTTGAGAACGTGGTCAACTACGAGGTTGTGCTATGTTCATATCGAGCCTTGTCGTTCTGGTACCGCGGAGGATTCAACATGAAGTGGGTCTTCGCGAAGAAAAGAGCAACTTTCGTTGGTGTTCATATGGCGGTGGGGAAAGATGGGGTCCCCACTGGTCAATGGTCACCAGAACTGCCAAGGGCGTTGGGCAATGGAGTGTCAACGTCACGCGCCGCATTGGATGCCATCGAGAAGGGTGACACCAAGATGTTGCGGCAGGTCGCGAGTGCAACGGCGCTGTCAAGGGCTGCAGATTTTGCCGGCAAGCTACCGACAGTGTCAAGGAAGTACCTCGAGTACGCCGAGAGCCTGGCTACGCATGATTTCAAAGATCGTGAGATGAGCATGCGAGCGCAGGGTGATGATGGGTTGAGTGCAGCTGAAGTGAGACGGCATGTCCGTGAGCTGAATGATACCTGTGGTCCGGCTGAAGAGAGAGGCTTGATGAACAGCCTGCAGTACGAGTGCACAGAGGAAGAGCTTGATGCTTTCCGGAACTACCCCTGGGAGTTCAATGGCATCCCGAAC